GTCGCCCACATAAGCCCCGATTACATTGAACTCCATATACTCAATAGCTTCGTCTGATGTCATGCCATCGCGTTCTTGAAGTATTTCAATGCACTTCCAATAATCATATGCAAGCACATCCTCGCGTCCACATATGCGGCAATAACCAATTATCGCCTTATCAAATCCATCTGCTTTATACATTATCCCTCGCTGTTACTGCTTCATATTCACCACGGCTCATAACGCCGTTAACTGTGCCCAGCCACTTCTGCCCACCTGTAGTCGTAAACCTGAACTTTTCGATGCGGCGCTCCGCAATCAAATCCCGAACAATTTGGTCAACTGTCCATTGCCCTATGTCGTTTAATGACGCAGGGGCGTCTGAATCCGTTAGCCTTTCAATAATGCTGTCGGCCCCGCCACGCTGGCATAATGCCCGACCATTTTGCTCACAATCTCTAATCCAACTGAACATCGCATCTTTACGCAACTGAGCTTGGTTACTTTGCCCCAAGTTGCGAATTTGTTCGGTTCTGTCCTCCAAAAGCCCGGACAGTGTATTCCGAACAAAATTACGGATATCCCGGTTTGCAGGCCCGTTAGACTTTACAACTGCGCCGTCAAAGCATCTGTTTCGCTGGTAATCAATGCCTAAGTCTTTGCATCTACCGCGTGCTGTTTTCTCGTCCAACTGCCAGATAGCAAACGCACAACGCACGCCATCAACAAGCGCGGAAGTACCCCGAATAAGATTGCGTGCCTCTTCTGGCTTAGACACAACCTTGTCGCCCTGTACCTTCGTCATATGGTGACACACAATAACAGCCGCCCCCGTTTCTGTGGCAACTCTAGCCAACAAGCCCGTTAACGCCGCGCCTGCCGCAGGGTCTGAGTTTACGTCTGCATGTACGAATGATGCGAGCGGGTCAAACACGATAAGCTTGAGATTGTCGAGCTGTAGCATTTGTTCGTATATTTTCTTGAACTCATCTGTCTCGCTGTAGTCGCCCATATTCTCTCGCAAGATAGGAAACACACCGCCCACGTTTGGCAGCGGAACTACATGCAATTTGTTCGGGTAGTCAAAGCGCAAGCCCGCTTCATCAAGGCGCTCAATGCGTCTATGCATCTCGGACTCATCATCTTCTGCTGTGAAGATAACAACGTCCCCGAACTCCCGAACAATTCCCCCGAAAGAGTTTTGAACTGGCTTGCCTGCTGCAACCTTCATGGCTAGGTCTAGGGTCATCATGCCCTTACCACTGTCGCCTGCTGCTGCAAAGATAATGGGAACGCCTAGTGGGAACGTGCCGTCTACAAGAAACTGCTGGACAGGCGCAGCACCACTAAAGCGTGAGATAAGGAGACTATCATTAAGAAGGTTGATAGAACGGCGAGTGTTACCAGCCCCGTTTGTAATGAATTTTTCAACGTCAAAACTTTCTTCTATAGCATCTGCGGCATCCCATTTGGGAGGTTTACCAGAAGGAGGTTGCAATATGGTTACACTATCCGCGTCAGATTCCAGCGCTACTTCCCGAACAATTTCAGCGAGCCTGCGTCCGGCGTCATCATTGTCAGGCCAGATAACAAGCTCCTTCCCGCGCAACGGCGTGAAGTCGAACTTTTCCGCGTTCTTTCTTGTCAACGCTCCAGCCCCGCCCAATGTGCATGTAGCTGGTATGCCTGCTTCAATCAAGGCTTGAGCGCACTTCTCGCCCTCAACCCACACAACTCTATGCTCATTTAAAATGTTCGGGATATTATACAGAGGCCGGACTTCTGGCGCTTTTGGATATGAAACCCCTGGAATCCACGGACGGAATTCCTTCTTGCCTTGAATATCATAACGGCGCACAGAAACCAATACCTCACCGTCACGAGAAATATAATCCCACTGCCCGTTGTGCGGCGTATCAATATCAATGCGAACCTTCTCGGCTGTAGGCTCTGCCTGCGGTGTACTATTGCCCTGTTGCTGTACACCGTTGCCAACTGGTATCTTGTTAAGATTTATCCCGTTTTCGGTGCGCCAATTTGGTGGGGGCGGCGTGCTAGGCGCGTCTGTAGAAAGATAAGAGCCGAACAATTCTTTGATTTCAGGCAGGCGCATACCGCGAGCTGCCATCAAAATCTTAACAATTCCCCCTACACCTTCCCCGCCATTGAAGTCTTGCCCACGCATAAAGTGCGGACTATTGGTGTTGATATCAATCTTTAGGCTCTCTCCAGCCTCGCCAGCCAAAGACCCGATAAAGAAGTCGCTGCCCCGAACCCTACCATTCGGATATGTTTCAAGCAGCATTTCCACCTGTACTGAGCGTGGAACATTACGGCTAATCTGTTCAACTAAATCATGCGCCGTACCAGATTTAGTATTGTCAAACCTTATAACACTCATTATATTGTATCCTGAAGTCCGATTGTTTCCTTTTCTGATTTCGTTTCACACTTTGAAAGGCCTCTGATTTTGTCAGGGGTCTTTCTTATTTTGCCCAACATGTTTCACGAAACTCACACCATTTGCAAGCAAAGTAATCTGAATTTGCTGCAATACGCGGCAACATTTCCCCTGCTTTTGTAGCTTTCAATATTTCTACGCCCTTATCACTTGTGCTTTGAGCTAACATTTTATTGAAAGGAATTAGCTCGTAGTAAATCTCACTTGTATCTTTATTCATCACAGTAAACAAGGCCGGATTTTCTGTCAGGTCCATATATGCCTGATACAATGCTACTTGCGCGGCGTAAACAGGGTTTGCATCCACCACACCTTTCCGAACAAATTCACCGAACTTTTTGCTGTTGGCTGACTTACACTCCCATAGGAAAGGGTAGTGCATTGGAACTGGTCCGCCAGTTATGACGCCATCAATGTGCCCTTTAATTTGGTCGTCAGCTACCGCGAACCCAAACTGCTTGCCTTGTGAGTCGTGCGTCTTAAGCTCGAAGCCAGCAGCCCTCAGATAGCCAGCAATCAAGTCCTCAATGAAGTGCCCCATATCGAATATACGCAATGTACGCGCTGGAAAGGCTTTATCCTCATCTGGCTCAACTTGCATATATCTATACTGGACTTGCCTAGAACACGCGCTTCCAAGTGATGAACCGCCTAAGTATTTTCTTCTTGGCTGCTCATCATTTTTATCGCAAATCGCTTTATCTATATTGTAAGCAATAAGCTCTATAGCATCAGAATGGAATGGGGTCGTTGAGGTCGTCCGTGGCGTCAGAACTGGTGATACTCTGTTCAAATTCAAGAAGCCCTTGCTCTGTAAACTCATCTCTTATTTCCTTCATTTTCTGAAAATACGCGACCATACCTAATACTTCTTCTTCTTTAAGGTCGCAAAGCCTTTTGCCCCACCCCAACTCGCTAAACATCTTAGCGGCGTTTGTAAGTGTATCGCTTTTCTCCAAGGCCTCTAATGTACCGTCACTCCGTCTGGAATTATTATGTTGCATAACTCCGTGCCCTCCATTTGCATCTCTGGGTTTTGAAATGTTACTTGATAAATCTCTTCCTCATTAATCAGCATATATGCCATACCAGAGGTAAAATTAAACTTGTGCTTATGTGCCGCGTCTTCGATAAAAACACCCATAGCGTCTAAAATTTCTTCATCTTCTGCCATTTCGCTTATAGTTATAAATCCGTCAATGCTCTCTGAGCCCTTGTCCTTAAAGAATAGCGTTAGGTTGATTTCCACACGCATCTATTGCTCCAGTGAGCTAGCGCTCTTAGCAGTGGCTTCTGTGCCTTTGTGAATGTGCCTTCCAGTAAGTTCTTCTTTTACATTAGCATCAACAAATGCATCATCAGGACAAATCTTGTCCCACTCCTGAAGCTTTAAAAGTTGCTCTCTTTTTTTTCTTTCAGTAACTCTCTCAGAATCAGCCATTAAACTTTCCTCAATAAGTCGTCTAAATTAATTAAGAAACCTTGTGATGTGTTTCTATCCCCGCCGCGTATAACATTGCCATTATTATATTCGTTATTACACAACTCGGTTAACCTGTCTTTCGATACAATTATGACCACACCTGTAGTTAAAACAAAAGCCCAAAAATCTGATTGTGTTGTTGTAATACCTGACGGTTTCCCGCGACATTCAAATTCAACAAATACACGCCCAGACTTATGAGCTATTTTATCATTCTTTACTTCAATCTTTTTGTTCTGAAGTAAGTCACCGAGGAATTGTTCGGCTACCTGACCAACTAAAAGGTCGTGGCTAAAGTCGTTATTGTATAGCATCGCTAGTCCTATTTATGATGCAAGGGTGGGTAGCTTTACGGCACTGGTGCTACCCAAACCAGCTAACAGCTCTTTAACCAAGATTGCCGTTAGTGCGCCTTTAATTTTATTTAGCAGACGGCAGAGGCATCCGCTTGTCTGCAAGGTTAACATTTAAGTCTGCTTTAGTCATGCTCTTATTATTCACAAAGCAATGAACAGCGCGGCTTAGCAGAACAGAATAGTCATGCGAACTAATATGCATTCTGTTCATACGCATGAACGTAATGTGCTTCATAAGCTTCACAGGACCGCTATTAGCCTTTCCAGTACCCGCCATCATAGCAGCAAAGAACTTCTCAATATCGTTACGATAGCCGCTATCTACAACAGAGTAAAATGTTGCTGCAATAGGACCAATAGGGTAACGAGTTTGAGTATATACTTTACGCGCCCATGACACGCCTTCTTGCAACAAATCAGGATTATATTTGTTCAGGTAGGCTCTTTTAATCATGTCGTTGTTTGCTGCCCCAGCGGTGTTTGTTTTGCCCCTTTCCCAATTGATAAGGAACTTAATTGTCTGAGCAATCTTATTAGAGTTTGTTACGCCCATGATTGCCAGAACATCATCCGCGCCACGGTTCTTGCCCGTGTCCATGTGATGAAAAGTGTTCGGGTCAATCCCATAAATGGCATGGGTGGTAAACGGCACTTGAGCTTGCAAACATGCAGCCAATCTGTTCTGCCCATCTTTAAGAAGCCCGTCAGTACCGAACTTAATTGTTTCGCCAGTTAGTGACCAATTATTGTTTTGCATGTCTCGCTTGTATTCAATAATCTTCTGCGCCTTACGCGGACGATTTTTGATGTTCAGGTTTGACAAAATATATTCAGCCAGCTCTGGCGTGAATTCACATACCCGACTATTCTCAGGTGGGTTTTTAATTAAAGCCTTCAAATTTGCAATTTGCTGCTTTGGAGAAAGCTCTGATGACAGCTTGCGCTGTTTACTTGTAATGCTAGTTAAAGCCATTTTCTTATCCATACCGCCGTTCCGTTTGTATGGCGGCCCCTCTGATGTTGCTAAAGTTAAAGGAAGAAGGGTCTAGCCTAGCAACAAAGCCAGACCCTTCTTTTAGGCGGGGTGAATGCTTAGGCTCGATACATATAGAGAGCCCATCACTGTAGTGGTTCCGCTATACAGCAGTCTGACTTACACACCCCTATCTCTGGAGACGCACAGCTTTCGCCGTAATCCTGACTTCCAGAAAATTATTGTCGGGAAGAGCCAAGCCCCCTTCATTGTGCCCTAGGAGTCACAGGCAGCTACGAGGCTCCTCCCTAATCAATGCCAGAAACCCATTCGGGTAACGAAGCATTGAGTATTACTTCTGCGCCCACGCTGGAACAACTCCAGCCGTTGCTGTTACCGCAGGGGCTTGAGCATTCATAGCGGCCTGACCTTGTGGCGGCATTGAATTAATCAATGTCTGATTAACTGCTGGTGCCGCGCCACTACCGCCGCTAGGAATGTAATCACTATTGTCTGGAGTCAGCGCAATAGTCATTTTGTTCTTTGCAGCGTATCCATTTTGCTCCGGCTCTACACCAACCAAGAAACAAAACTGTTGTCCTTGCAGGGCATCAAGGCCAGCAATATTACGCTTTTGCTGAGCCTCTGGAGACATGTCAGCGCCCTTCAAGTTATGGATGCTGTCAATCATGCGCCGGAGCGTTTCAAGGCCAATCTGACGCGCCACAGGAACGCCGTTACTGTTTAGCTTGTCACCGTGCACAAAAAGGTTATGCCATACTTTGCGCTTATCGAACTGACCGCCAATGATGGTAAATTCCATCGGGCAATACACTGCGCTAGATGACATGGACTTCTTGAAAAGAAAGCCAGGCCCAAACTCAGGCATTTCGCTGTCACCGCCCAATAGATTAATAATCGCGCGAACAGGTGTTTTGTCTGGCATAAGCTCTAAAGGCTTCTGTTCACTGCCAGTTTCTACTTCATTAAGATTAAGCATTTTCTTCCGCTCCATTCATTTCACTTGGATTTACAAAGTCCATAGGACGTTCATTTTGTGGCGTACCGCCACTCATCTTCTCTAGAAGTTTGCCTAAGTGCGGCTCTTCTAGAGTATCTAATCTGCCAGACCTGTCTTTAGCTGGGTATCCCCACTGGTTCAGTGTCTGACACACAAAGGCGCGATACGGAACTCCGTTATCATCTGACATAAGAGCCATTGTAATAACTTCATCCACAATGCCCGGCAATTCGCGTCCAGTTTTAGAGCCTTCAATTTGCAGCTCATAAGTCTGGCGACCATACTCATCTGTCCTTTCATCCAGAATGCCAACAAAGATTACATTCTTATCGCGGATGTGCTGGAGATGTGATAGCCACCCCATCATTTCACGCCCTTGCATACCGTAAGCTGCACGAGTGTCCAGCTTGCCAGTACGGTCTGATTTACACTCAGGCTGGTTCTGACAATGCGTAAAGCACAAACGCCCCGCTACGGTAATTGAGTCAACAAAGATTGTGTCATACTTAGACAAAACATCTGCTGGGTTTCCATAAGTCTGACACACATAATCGTAATGTGCCTGACTGTAAGTTGCGTCCTCACCCAAAGACGGGTTCGGCCCACCCAAGAACACCGCGAAATCACGGCACTCTGTCCATGTGCGCGGACGAATGACATCAATGGCTACGCCTTCAATAGCCGCGTCACCCGCTTCTAAATCCATGAACAGGGTCTTGGATGTGTCGAGGGTGCGAGCAAGAGAAGTCTTGCCCACCCCAGACTGACCACACACAACTAGCTTGTGGCCCTTCTTTTCGTTTAGCCGTTGTTCGGCTGTGATAATGTTAAGCATCATCATCTCCCTCAACATCAATGCTTGTACCCTGCAAATGCACAGTACGCGCATCACTAAGCCGCGCCTGAATTTCAGGCGGAGCATTATTATACTTAGCTTCTGGGATTGTGTATTTGACAGAAACGTAGTGACGAGCAGTATCTTCATCCATACCATTTAAGATATTTAGAAGCCTACCTTCATCCCACTCCACGCGCTTGCGAACATTGACCTTTAGCTTATAACCAGCGTCTTCAATGGTTACGCTGCCAAAGTCTTTTCCGTTTTGACGCAAAGTGTCTTGCGCTCTGCCTAGATAGCGGTTCTCAAGCTCATTCTTGATAACCTTTACTTTTTCCTGTGACTCCACAATAAGCTGGTCCAGCTCTTTCTTGAGCATGGTTAATTCAGCTAGGGATGCGGAGGACACAGACGATACGTCTGAATTGGTCATTGCGACCTCCTTGGTTAATATTTTGAGCTGTTAAACTCTTTCGATACACCCAAGGTAGTGATACTTGTTTCACATTGCAAGAACTTTTTTTAATTTTTTTGATTTTTTTTCGATATCTTTATTTCTATGCCATGCAGAGCCTTCATTAACTTCTTCTTTAATTTGAATATATCTGTCTCCACGCCCTTGGCATCTTCGACTATAAATTCGTCCTCGCTGTCTTTATTCGGCTTGTAGTATGTGTAGTCGGCTATGTACGCGCAAATCTTTTGCCCGTCAATGACCATGTTAAATCGCACCTGTCTATCTAGGTCGCGTATCTCGCCGTTTTCTTGCATCTTCCAGAGCTGCCCATACCGCTCTGCCTCCCACTTGCTATCAAACTTCATCCCCATAAATTCGGTTTTCTTCGCACCGAACTTATTGCGTTTCTGATAAAAACCTTTATTATATGTCATTATATGTCCCTTTTTGTTGGAGGCTTTTGTGGCATCAGGAAATCATAGAACTGTCGGAATTGACATGAGAACCTATAACAAGCTGAGAAAGCTTTGTGAAGATGAACACCGTAACATACGTCAACAGATTGGTATGCTTGTATCTGAAGCTTACAAGGAAAAGTACGGTGATTCAATTGGTTCTATGGGAATTGGCTCAGTTGGACAAAAAAATACGGTCTAAGCAATTTTGCAAAGACCGCTGCTCCAAATCATCTTTAATAAATTTTGCAGGCGATATACGCTTTGTCACCTGACCTTTTAGGCACTCTACTGGTTTAAACAAAACGCGCTCTGGCTCTACTGCAACAAAGGCTATTATATCGCATTGTTGTTTTGTTAGTGGCTTTTTCTTGCCGCCATGAGATGTAGCGAACTGATACCCCATGTGCGCGGCTTGCGCTCCGCCTCTGCCTTTTAAAATGCTAGATTTAACTTGAACGCGCAGAAAAACATCTTGCCAATTAATAATTACATCAACCGTATCTAAGTTGACTATTTGGCAAGAGTAGCCAAGCTTCATCAAGCGAACCATACATATATGTTCGCCTAGCTTGCCAGCCTCGAAAGGATTTAACATCTTCCCCCCGTTGGAAGTGTGAAATTTATTTCTTGACAGTACGCTATAAGTATGACCTAAATGTTAATATAGTGCAACTTTCTAGGGAGACATCCCATGATACAAGAAGGTGATGGAAAAATGGCGCGGCTCATGTCGTATGGGTTGTGCCCTAAGTGTGAAACAGAAATGCAATTTAAATCTGACGGTCTTGAAGAGGATTTTATGGTTTGCCCTGTATGCAAGCTGGAGATGCTAACACCAAGACACAGTGAGATGGAGATTGTTGTAGAATTGGAGTAGTTATGTATACAGCAGTTATTGTTGTATGCGCTGTTGTCGGTAGCGGCTACGGTAATCATTGTTTTGAATTAAGAGACAATTGGGGGCCGTATAATTCTCTATCGGAATGCAAAGCGCGTACAGTTGAAATGTCAAAATTTAGCGTCAATGTTTTTAGCGACCATAAATTTCCTTATGAATCTAAAAGCTGGCGTTGTGATTATGATGCTGATGGAGCGGCCTGACAGGTTTCGCCTTGGCAGCAATCATCTATAATGCAGTCACAATTAACGCACTGCGTATGACCATGAACATACACTGTCTTCAACGGCTCACTACAACGTGGGCAACGGCGGCAGTGTTTTTTCATTGGCGCGGGGCCTGTGGCTGCACTAACTTTCGGAATCATCTGCCAATGCTCTCATGCGCGTTACTAAACGCCTTGCGCGGTTAGGTACTTGTGTATACCACTTGGAATCCACCATCTCGTCTGATGCGGCGCTGAACTCTCTCGCGTCCACTCCAGCCTTCATTCCTTTAAACTTTGACAGGCGTGGGTATCCGAGGTTGAACATCATATTCGCAATGATAAGCTGACACTCTTCTGGCAGCTCATTCCAATCTGGGTATAAGCGGTGACAATCATCTAGCGTTACAGCTATATCAAGCTTGAATACGTTGTCCACGCGCTCTTGCTCTATGACCGTGCCAACAGGCTTGCCGTACTCAGGGTCATCTTTCTTAATCAAGTGACCTATGCCAAACGTGGGCAAATTTAGGTGGTCTAAATATATCTCGTACTTACAGCCCTCATCAGAAGCAAGCTCCTGACGTAGCTGGTCAATCGTTGTCGATTTCATTTTATATCAACCCTGCTGTTGCACCGCGTATACCGAGGGCCTGTGCCACTGCCGGGTTCTGCGCGGCCTGTTGTCTAACTGATGATTGTTGTGCTGCGGGCGCTGGGGATGCGGGCGGAACAACCGCTGCCTGCCCAATACCCGTAGAATTGTTCGGTATTTGAGACTGCACCTGGCTGTTTATATTTTGGATTTGCTCGCCCAGACCAGAAGATTCTATTACTGAGCTTATCTGTTGCTCTGCTTCCCGCACACCCTCTTGGCTTTGTTGAGCCAAAGACTGAGAGATTAGCCTGCCAAGTATTCTTGACTTTTCTTCGGCTGTTTGCCCTGATGAAAGTTTTTTGTAGTCTTGAACAATTTGCTTATAATACGGACCTGATGTTAAAAGCCGCCCAACAATTGTAAACTTGGCTAGTTTACCAAGGTTTTGAATTGGGCTAGCGGCGATGTTAGCAGCAACCAAATCACCACCAGCCGCTGTGCGAGAGTTAAAGTCTAGTATTCTAGCAAACTCAGCCATATCCTTGCCCATCTCATCGCCAAATATAGCCGACAACTTGCCGCCCTCGTTAGCATCTAAAATGCGCTTTGCAAAAGCACCCAAGGCTTTCCCGTCTGTCGTCAGTGTATCGCCAAAGTCAGAAATAAGGCGTTCCATATAATTACCGCGCAACTTTTGAAGAGCTTCTTCGTTTCCTTTAAACGCATTAAAAATCTTTTTTACGTCTGTCGCTGTTGTGCTTCTAGTGGAAATTAGTTCTGCTGCCTGAATAGGATTTAAATCTCCAGCCTGCAAAGCACGCAAAGCAGAGCTTTTTTGTTCATCGCGTGCAGCCCTCTGCAAATTGGTTAAGACGGTTAATTGTTCGGCTAAAGGAGCATCTTTCCCTATTTCTTTAATAACTGCGTCAACATCAGCTTGCTTTAGATTTGATAGACCAATCTTTTCCATTTGAGACGCTAATGATTTTACTTTAGCTGCATCCGCGCCAAACAGAACATCGGCTGTTTTGCCTAAGTCCTTAACAGCTTTAGCAAACGCGGCGGGCTTGAATTTTGAAGGGTCAATATCATCAATGCCTCTAAGGCCTGATGTAGACAAAGCATCATTTAGCCATTCTCCGGCTAGCTGGTTTCTAAATGCTTCTTTATCAAGCTCAGCTCCAGCCTTTCCTTTCACTCCTTTAGAAGCGGCAAAATCTATTGCATTTAACGCTCTTGTTAAAACCAAAGGCTTGTTGTTACGGATAATCTTATCCATAGCAACATCATCAATCCCTATAGGCTGATTTCCTCTAGCTTTAGCGGCAATATTTTTGATAATTCCAGCAGCTTCTATATCTTCAAATATTTGTGCGCCTTCGTTATATAACTTTCTGGCTGGCTCAATGGCTTCAGAGGCTCTTTCAAGAAACCTTCTCTCAAGCCCCGCTGGAACCTGTAAATTATCAAGAGTGGCTTTGACGCTATTTGTAGATAACTTTGCATCAATCTTGCTTATCAAATCACTAATATGACCGCGCTGAATATTTTTCTTAGACAAGGGAACTCTTGCTAAATTATCGCTTAATGTTTTGCGTAAATTGTAAAGCTCCAAGAAAGAAACATTCCCTCGCTTGCCTAAAGCATCTATGCCTTTTAAAGCAGACTTTAGCTCTTGCATGGTGTCGCCAGCTAATCCAGATTTTTCTATGTTTTTTATCTCTTTTACTGCTTCGCGTATATTGCCCATGCCGAACAATTTTTCAGAGCCAGCAGCAGATTCTAATGCCTCATCAATTGGCTTAAATGCAGCTTTTACCTCAGAGTCAAACGCATTTCTAGCACCAATCAAGATATCAAACACATCTTCATTCAAGTCCATGTTTTTTTCAGCAGCCGCGCCAAGGTCATTGCCTAACCCGCGCAAGGTTTGCA